TCTTCTGCATCTACCCACATTTTATAGAACATATTCATTCCATGTGGCGTAGAAACAATCATTACCTTTGAAGTTTTGGAAGAAATTGTAGGATAAACAGAGTTAAAAAATTCTTCCGCTAAAGATGGTGGATCTACATGAGCAAACTCATCAAGGAAAATAATATTAAAAGCTGAACCTCTAACCGCAGAAGAAGATGTCGCTGCAGCGAGAATTTTACTACCATTTTCTAATTCAACATTACCTTTATTCCAAACAGTAACCCCTTGTTGTAACCAACTCGGTAAATGTTCAAAAGACATCTGCATTCTGCCCAAAAGCTCTCTCGCAGTATTACCTTTATTAGCAAGAATAGCAACTGCAACATTCTCATTAAAAATAATATAATGTAAAAGGTAAGATATAATTGTTGTTGATTTACCAGATTGTCTAGGTAGTTTTGAAATTACAAATCTATTATTATGAAAAATTTTGATCATCTCTTCTTGATAATCATATAATTTAAAAGGGACTAAACCATGATCAACATGAACAATCTGAACATAATTTTCTATGAAATGTTGTGGATCTGTGGCACATTTAACAAGTTCCTTTACTTGTTGAGGAGAAAACTCTAATTCTACGTTTGAATTTTTTAAATTTGGGTTACCAAGATAATGTTGTGCGCCCATTAGTCTTTTGCAAGAGATTCATAGTTAACTTCATTTTCTTTTAGAGCGATCAGACTATGAATATCATTTTTCATATCTTTTATATCTACTTGTATTGTTTTTACTCGTTCTGTTAATACAGCGATAGCTGTCTCATGAGATATTATTCCTGTTGTCATCCATAAGACCAACGCTAATATCGAGGACAAAAACGCCGCTTCAACCTTTGGCCAATGATGTATCATTCTTAACTATCTCTTGAGATTCCAGGAGCCGCATTGTATGCAACTGCTGTTAATGATGCTGTTCCGCCCGCCGAAGCGATTGTATCCAGTGGAGCTTTTCTCACTAACAACGCAAAATGTGGTGGTACAGATAGTGTTCCGCTATTTCCAGAACCATTAGCTACAGTTCCATCTAAAGTTAAAACTACGGCGGTAGTTGCGTGAGAATTTGCACACCATACCAAAGTAGCGCTACCCATAGTGGTCGCTGATACTGTTCCATCAGATTTTACACCTTTTACACTTATCGCTTCCATATTTCCTTTAAATTAATTTCATTTTTCACTTACATATATTTATATTATACAGTTATCCAACCTCGTGCCACATTATAATATACTAGCTCTTTGGCCTGTCCATTTGTACTCATGACAAAATTACTCGTTGCTCCATCAATTTTATGAGCATTTCTATTGATAGTAATATTATTTGATGCAGCATTTTGAGATGCATCAACAATTCTTATATGATCTCCCATTACTCCTGTTTGTGGTAAAGTTACTATCATAGATGAAGTAGAAACATCACACAATAACCAATCTCCCGCACTCGCAGTTCTTGCACCATCTATTTCCATCCAAATACCAATATCACTTGTATAAACTGGTGTTCTTTGATCATCTGCTCCAGGACCAACAGCACCACCCATACCTGCATGGTTTGCACAATAAATGTAAATAATATCGGGAGTATCCCAACCTGTGGTAATATTTACTTTTGCATTAGCACTTCCTGGTGTTCCAACATGTTCAACTCCTGTTGACAATGCTGTTCCGCCTGTGTGTGTTCCATCTGGAGATGCTGAAAAATTTAATATATGACCTGAATTTGAACCAGCACTTACATCAAAACGATATACCATTCCTTTTTGTAAACGAATGGTAGGTCTAATGTGTGTGGAAGTTTTCATTTTTTGTCCATCCAACTCAAAAACATTTTGAGATGAACTTCCATCATCTGCGACAGTTACTGCAATTTGTGATGTAATATTATTATCTACATATGCTTTAACTGATTGTTGTGTTACCAATGCGGTCGCAGAATTACTTGTTAAATCATCCTCATCTAAACAAGAATCTATTGAACCAAGTCCTGGTCTTGCTAAGGTCGCGACTCCATCATTAATAACTACTACTCCAGTATTAGCAGCGGAAGTGGAACTAAAATCTTTTCCGGTTCCACCAAACATTGTAGCAACTGGTGTAGATTGCCTTGTTCCGGCGACTACAGTACCTAAAGTTATAAGATTAGTTGATCCCACCTCTGGTGATAATCCTGCTGTTCCAGGTGTTGCACTTGTCCAATTACCAGTATTGTAATATACAATGTCGCCTTGTACGGCGGATGGGGAAGTTACGTCCGCTATGGAACTAAGATTGACTGAAGCAACATGTGCTACAGTTGCCATTGTGGTAGTATTAGCTTTTATTGTTATTGTATCTGTTGCTTGGGCTGCACAGAATATGGAAGTATCCGCCCCCTTAATAGTCATTGTGGCGGCTTGACCAATAGTTTCTGGTGATCCGCCATCTGCGGCGACGGTAAAGGATGAAAATGTTCCATCCGCTATTGATATTAAATTTCCTACCGTCGCTCTTTTAACTCTTTCTGTATCATCTGATGTATCATAAACAAGTACCGAATCTGCGGTAGATACTTGTGCCGCAGTCATTTCTGTAAGTTCACTAATTGGTCTATTTGCCATTACATTTGCCTTGAAGAATAAAAAATATGTCTATCTATTGTTACAGTTTTTATCTTTGCAGAAGCCCATCTCGGTGCACTAATATAATCTGCATGATAAAATGTAGCTCCATCAGTTATATCAACCATACCATCTGTTTCTAATAAAATTTTTGCCAATTCTACAGAATTTTCCCAAAGTTTACCTCGAAACGGTCTGTCATGTTTACCATCACAATACCAACTGAATTGGCATCTATCTCTAACTGGAAACCCGCTTTTATAGTGTATTCCTTCATATACTACATCACATACAGTATTTGGAAAACGTACACTATCTTTTCTATTTAGTACCACCTGTCCGACGGCGATTTTGCCTGCGGTGGATTCTGTTGAAGCTTCAAAATATATATTTTTTGATAAGCATTCTAATTCTATAGGATCTATTTGGACTACATTTTGAAAATTTTCAATTGATTTCATCAACATTGGGGGCATTGCGTCTGTATGAGCGCGTTTAATGGAAAATGCTTCTGGATTCCAATATTGATTAAGAGAATTTCCTCCTATACTAAATGGAATAAATGATAATATAGTAAAAAATATAAGTATTCGTAGCATGTTACCTCATGTATTGGGTTATAGGGTGCCCACCGTTAATAAAATTTAATTGGAATTTTGCGAAGCGCATGGCTTCATTTGAACTGTATTCATGATAGGCAATTTTAAAACCTTTCTTAAAGAGTGTAGTATTATTTAGGAACACTAAACGGCTTCAGCCCTTGTAACTGCAAGAATCCTATCTATTTGTTTCTGTAATTTGCCTGTCCTATTAGGCCAATATATATACTCTTTACTTGGATTTTTCATAAGATTTTTCAAAAGTGGAATAATCATTTTTTCCATTTTTTCCATCCTATCTTTTAATTGTCTATCAATTTCTACTTTTCTCTCTTCTACTTCATCTATAACTGCTCGAATACTAGAACCTTGTTCCGTAACTGCAGATACTAATTCTTGTGATTGCATTGTGAGAATCTTGTCTACTTTATCTTCAACTCGATCCCATTGATCTGAATTTAAATTCCAATCATCGCCATCGCCATCTTTATCTACTAATGATCCCAATGCATCTATTTTATTAATAATAGATTTTACATCATCTGTTAATTCTTTACTAACTGCGGTTGCAGCCTGAGTAGAAATTTCTTTTGTTCTTTCTTCAGCAGAAGCTTGATTTCCTTCAACTTCATCTGCTCCGCTAAAACTAAATCCAAAATCAAAATCATCATCCCATACTTCTTCTTCTACCATTACTTGAATCCTATCGCTTTAAGTTGTTTAATTGTATTTGCTGCACTGGTATGATGTATTCCTATTCCTCCTGCTTTTCTAAATTCTGCAATATTTTGTTCATGATCATCAATTAGAATATTAGGTCTTTTGTCTCTACCATCTTTAGCAAATTGTTTTTTATCTCGTCTTGAAACTGCTCTCATACTATTTTTATCAACATTAAAATGTTTTTGCATCCATTTTGCTTTATCAGATCCCGCTCTGTCTGCGATTGATCCCCTTTTATGTGTTGGTATTGCTGTAAGCATAAAGGGATTAAGTTTACCAATAAAATTCCAAAGTCGTTTCGCATCTTTCATTGGTGGTAATTTATAGAAAAAATCGTCTGGTAATTCCTCCCAACGCTCATCTTTAAACTTCCCACCAATCATTTCATCAACTCCCGTATCAAAATCCGCCACAACTCCATCCATATCACAATAAATTTGAGGATTATCAAATTCATCTAATTCAAAATATTCTTTAAAAGTTTGAGATTTTTTTAATTTCTTTTCCCTTTCAATCCAGTTTTTAGCTTTATAATTTTCTACAGGTTTCTGTATTATTTTTTTTAATATTTTATAAACACTTTTAAATGGATCACGTGCTTCAGTTTCAGTATTATTATCAACAATTATAAATTTATCAGCGCCGAAATATTCTTGAAATTTTCCTATATTTGTCTGAACATTTTCCCAACTCTTTTTTACTATGCTATCTCGCAATTTTCTAGGTCTTCGACTATTTCTTTTTAAAGCAATATCTAATGATGTATTAACAAATATCATCATTGTATCATAACCTAACCCCCGCAATCCTTCTGATGCTGATTTAAGTCTGTCAAATTTATGGCCTGTACCATCTATAACCAAACCTAATCTTCCGTCCATCCATTGTTTCATTCTCATTTTTGTAAGGGATTTTGCCCTATCTCTAATCACTTGAGATTTCTCGAAATCCTTTTCTGTATATTTCGTGAAGTCTGTTCCCAATCCAGAAGATGTTAATCTTAATTCATATATTTCATCTGAATTCACAATCTTCATTCCTAGTCCACCTGTTGTTTGTCCAGCAACCCATGACTTACCAGAACCAGGACCTCCTGCCATGAAAACTGCTTTAAAAATTGAAGGATCATACATTCCTTCAATTAAGAATTCATTAAATTGCTTCATTCGGCTTTCCTTCAAAGATTGTAAACCATTGGTCACCATGTAATTTATTATAATACATGCTAGTTTCTATTTTTTCTTGCATAACGAAAGTTTCTTCTTTCATTTTTAATAGAAACTTTTTATCTCTGTGTGAGCCTTTATGTAATTTTGAGAATAAATCTTGAAATTGGTTTCCTCTATTATCAACAGAAATACTTTTGCCCCCATGATTAAAATTTGCATGAACTTTACCATGAGAATTTCCTGGAGAAGTATTTGTTCCTAAAAGTGAAAAATCATCTTTCTCTTTGTGGATTACTGAATGTTGATCATATTTTTTTCCTAAACCCATCATGTGTTTTCTTTCAATATTAGGAATAAGAAGAGATTTTTCTTTAACAAATCCTCCCTCTTCTTTATAACCACCTCTCATTTCAATATATCCATGTCCAAGTTTTCGAACATGATTTTTTAAATCAGAAAAGCGTTTTTCATTCTCTTCAGGTGAATGTTCCTGCCTATGTGGTGATATTAAACCAAACTTAGGAGTTTTATTCACATGATGCATAACTCTCGATAAACTAGATTCTACTAAATGATTCTTAAATGTTTTCATTTATATATCCTTATGATATTAAATTTTATTTTCAGTTACATATATCATACCACGAAACTAGGAAAAATGTCAAGTTTTTTATTAGTTATCGCGAAGTGGATGACCTGGCGATGACAATT